GGATAGTGTTGTTCATAATTATGCGGCAGTAGTTTACAACGAATGGGTGGTTATTATCAGTAAGTGTAGTAAAGAAGTCACGATTAGGACAAGTAATACGTGCCACACCTCCAGGTTGCAATGTACGATGTGCTTCTTTCAAAGCAAACAATCCTTTTTCTTCAGGTAGGTGTTCAATCATATGTTCACTTAACATTGCTTCGAACGTATCATCTTCATATGGCCATGTTGTAGTTGCATCCATAAACGTAATTGGATAGTTGACACGCTGGTGTTTTTGTGTGTTATCTACGTTGAGCCAGCCATCACGGCATTCCCACCCACAGCCTACATTAATCTTCATCTTTATTCTCCACTTTGATTATATAACTTTCAGCCTGGTTGTCAGCCGTGTTATCGTAGTGTGTAACTTTATAAGGTGAAATCTCATTTAAGAAAGAATTATAAATGTCCATGTTAAAGTCTTTTGGTCTAGCTTTAGTCCACTGGTGTTCGAATCTCATTTTATCGAGAGCCCATACGTCCTCAATAAAGTACATTCCGTCTTTCTTTAATCGAGGAAAAGCGTAACGAAAAGACATAAGGTTACTAAATGGTGTATGCCTACCATCATCAATAATAATATCAAACTCTACGTCAGGCCAGTATTCAGGTTTCTTGGTAGAATCACCTTTCATCCATGTCACTCGCTTATGATTGAGAATTGGCACTTCTTCAGGATTGATTCTTTCGAAAATATCGATTCCATAAATGTGAGCTTTAGGAAAGTATTTAGTAAAAGCTGCAGTGGACGCACCTTTAAATATTCCAATCTCTAGAATATTAATCTCCTTGTCCTTCAAAGGTTCAAAGTGCGGTTCATATATTTCATGATAGCTGTGCCTTGATGCTTTATCACAACTAAACCTGTCAAATAATTCTTTAAGCATAGAGTTCCTCAATAAATTTTTTCTTTCCACCCGTGTAGTGAATAAAGTTTCTGTTCTTTGGTATCATACCTTCATGGAATCTAAATGCAGGATAAGCGTTCCATTTCAAATCCATTTCTTCGTACTTCAAACATTTAGTAACCTGCGAGGTAATGAAAGGTTGATCTAGTTTTAGTTGTGACATTTCCACACCATCGTACCAGTCTTTCCAGTACATAAATCTTTTTCTTGCTTTCGCTCTTCCTTGTTTCGTCCATAACATCACACCGCTATTTAGTATAAGATATGGAGCCGGCCCACGAGTTGCCATCTTCACTGGACAACCAAACTTAAAACATGCTTTTCTATATTGATACTCTACATTAGGTAACAAATGAAAAGGATCAGCGTTCATACCGTTTGGTTTACACTCAGGCACCATGCCTATATCTTCGATAAATTCTGCCTCATCAAATATATTTTCTTCCATGTTCTCTGGTATTACATCCATATCAACATATAATATATTATTATAACACAAAAAGCGATCATTGTAAACCAGATTTAAATTTTCAAAGTAAGGAACTTCTGGACAAAATTCTAGTTTATCGTAGTACTCATATTCAGCACCATGTTTTGCAGCGTACTGCTCAAACATCTTACGACTTATCTCTCCCCACTTAGGTAACTTTTGATCGTAATATTGTATAATTAAATTTTTCATCGAAACACATGACTTATAGGGTTAGCCCAACCATGCATACAGCGATGGTCACCTTTTGACATTACCTGCCACCAACCCCATTCAGCAGCAATTAATCTCTTCTCTCTATGTAATTTATATACGTATTCAGGATCAAAAGCGTCCTTCGAATGTATGATCAACTGGTCAAACAAAAAATATTGCGTATAAGGATTATCACGTTCTTCTTTCAACACAGATATATTTTGACTTGGTGTACCGAACCCAATTGCATTCTTATCGTTATGTGCACACCAGACGAAAGGATCAAAGTTTGCTTCTGGCCACGTATACGTATCCCATCTTGACCTAACGTAAACATCATAGTCCGGATACTCTTCTACCATAAATGCATGTGCCAGTATTTGTTTTGTTTGGTGACTTGTTCTTTCAACCTCATGTGGCTTAGACATAAACTTTGGTATCTTATCTGCAAGTCTTTCAGATAAAACTATGTCTTTAGGTATATCGCCATACGGGTGATAATCCATTGCTGGCTCTTCGATAAACCATGTGTCGACATCTGTCTCACATCCTTCCCAGGCTGAATAATAAAAGTCAGCATTAGGAAAGTTGAGCTGTAATTGCTCCCTGCATTTTTTATAGTCACCTCGTGGTTGACCTGATATGCATACTGCTACTTTCATTCTTCAAACATCCTTGGTATTTGAAATCTGTGGTCACCTACGTAATGTGCAAAATTACAAGGTGAATCTTCTTTAGCAGTAGGGAAGCGATTCCACTTTCTATCTAACTCTAGAACGTTAAAATCGTTCTTAGTTATCATAGCATTAATGTAAGGTTGATCTAAACAATGTGAACTATGGCCAGCACTAGTCCACTTTGGATCTAACAAAGCGTTCTTATGATTAAACCATTTTTCATGATCGTCGAATAACATTCGAGCTTTTAACCTTGCATCACGAGACCACAGCATTACTCCACTGTTAATCATTCTTATACCTGAGTGCTGTGTAGATGGTACTAACTTCGAACCAAAGTCTGCAAATCTTTGTGTCAGTGCCGATGTAGCTGACCAGTTAATATCTACTATAAGATCGTACATACGCTGCTCTGGCCAACCTGCAAAGTCATAATCACCAAGTTCATAAAATACATTAGCGTCCATGTTCTTAGGCATAACGTCAACATCACAATACAACAGTGTATCGTATTTATCGAAGATAGGATCTCTGAATAATCTTGTTACTTCAAAAAAGTTAGACGTAGAATTTACAAACCTATCTTCCATGAAGTAATAATCGGCGTCATGTTTTTCAGCGTATTTCTTAAAGTAATTAGTAGAGTAACGAGCCCACTCTGGAACGCCTCCATTCGAATAATGATGCTTCTGTTTACCTACGCCATTGAAGTCTAAATAATATTGGAATATAACATTTTTCATCTGTTTACATGTAACCTCATCCAAACTCGCTCCATGCTACCTTCGTTAATTGGTTCTTTGATCCACATAGGTTTTGCCATCTGAAAGAAAGCATCGAACCTCGTAGGGTCCTGTAGTGCTTGTGTTTCTAAAAAGCTACCTTGATCAGTAACTACTGTGTGATCTATTTCTTCTATTTCGATTTCATCTTTAATTAACAGATAGAACACATAGATGATGTAATCAAATGTTGTATAGAGTAGTCTATCCATTGTTTTACTATAATTAATGTATTCTAAAAACGGTAGAAAATGTTTTCTCTCATAGATAGGAATGTCATTAAACCAGAAGTATAAAGTAAATCCCTTAGTAATTTTTTCTAATTTTTGTACATCTTGTGGACTAAAAAATCTGTTTGCGCAATCGCGCCCTACCTTGTTAATGATACTGTGATTAGTCGAAGGACTGGCATAGATTTTCTTACGATCGATATTATAGTTTGCACACTCGTCATGATTTACACTAGCACATGGTAAGCTGTCAATGTCTACCACCATTACATTGCTAAAATCTGTCGTCTTAAATATTTCTCGTACGCCAAATATTTTCTTTTGTGATATTGGTTTTTTACTAACATCTAATTTTTCGGTACACACAAAATACTGATAGTTATTATGACATTTAAAATTATCAACCTCTGACTGATCCGAGAACACTAAGAATAAATTAAGGCCATCGTAGTAATCATTATATTTCTCTACGAAATTTCTACCTAACTCTAAGTCCCTCTCGTATAGAGGTGCCATCACTGCAGTTGTCATTGGTCTTCCTTATAATTTTCTATAAAATATTGCAGGTCTTCTGGTGTGCCAAGTCCCCACATTTTCTTTGCCGTGTAAGTACGTATCATCTTAGAATCTTCAATGGCTTGATTATATACTGGACATACATAGAACTCATTGTTAACACGTATATCCTTTTCAATCATTTCATCTGCATACTTTACAAAATCAGATCCCTGTTTCCAGTAGTAGTATCCAACAGTTGCTTTATTAGATATTGGATTCTTTTCTGCAACCTGCAGTACTTTACCCATTGTGTCTGTCTTAGCATACGACCACTTAGGGTGCGTAGCTTCAAAGGTTACGATACCTCCATCACAATTTCGTTCTTGCATTTCATACATAAATTCAAGTGGATTCCATTCAACATACTGATCTGAGTTTGCGAATAGCAAAGGCTTATCGTTATCAATGTAATCGCGAGCAAGTAGTGCGGTGCATGCTGCACCTTCGGTTAACCCTTCAACCTCAATTACTGTGCAATCTGGTGCAATAACATTTAACATACTTTCCATATTATACTTAGCGTTGTGTTCTTTCTGTACTACGAATATAAAGTTTGCGTCTACACCTAAGTTGTCTACTACGACTTGAATCATAGGTTTACCCATTACATCGATCAGTGGCTTTGGAAACGTATAACCGGCCTCTGCAAATCTTGTACCTGCACCTGCCATAGGTATCAGTACGTTAAGGTTTTCATTCTTCCATTTAGGATTCATCTTCTCACTCTTTAGATTCTTTAATATTTTTTCGCGTGTTACATCATAAGGATTGTCTACTCTTATATATGACGCTCTTGACCGCTGTGCTGCGAGCAAACCAAGTGGTGAGTCTTCTACAATAGTAGTATCTTCTGGTAGTACACCCATCATAGACATGGCTTTCCAAAACATTTCTGGGTGTGGCTTTGAGTTCTTAACGTCTTCATTCGATAGTATAACGTCACAGTGCTCTATCAATCCTGCTTTTGATAGAGCTGTTAGTACTGTTCTTCGAATGGAGTTGGAACATACACCAATCTTGTATCCTTGTGCTTCGAGTTCACGAAACAGGAACTGTAATTCTTTGATTGGTTTGAGTTCTCTGATAAGCTTAATTGTTTCAGCTTGTTTTTCTTCGTATACGCGATCGTGTTCTTCTACTGGTAGTCCCTTACGTTGTGTAAGCATGTCCAGTTTTTGTCTTGTCTTACGTCCATCGTAAATATTCAAGTGTTCTTCTTCGGTGATTGCATATTCACCTAAGGCTTTATTCAATGCTAAGTAGTGAATCTTCTTGGCGTCAATCAGTACACCGTCAAGATCAAATAAAATCAGTTTCAACTATGTAATCCCAAATATAATCTGTGCATATGCCTTTGAAGTTTGTAGTGTCTGTATTATGTATCTCTGGTAAAACTGCAATTGAATTTGTACCAGGCTCCATGTACTTGCCTGGATAAGCCCATATCCAACCGTGACTTGTCAGTGTGTAATCGTCTTTATCATGCCAAAAATAATTTAACTTAGTAAATTGTAACTCTTTAAGTGCGAGTAAATTTTTACAGTGTAACCATAAGCGTGGATCAGACAACCACTCTAAGTCAATAGGATATTCTGGTTCATCGTGTCCTAAGTAAAATCCATCCCACCACCACAAGTCTACTTCAACTTGATACCCTTCTATAAGGGCATTCTCAACGTACTCGATTCTATTCTCTTCCTTAGGAGTTGGGCCGTCTAAGTTGCCTCGGTGTGAGATAAGAATCATTGTACGCGCTCCATTAACTCACGTACGTTTTCGCCTCGGTTTGGTAACTTGTCTTTCAAAAAGAAATGTACGAAGTGTGCTTCTTTAATTTTATGATCTGGAAGTGCAGTAAACAACGCATTCCACTTCCAACTAAGTTTCTTTGTTGGAATGTTTTCGTGTTGTATCCAAGTGTTTAGAAGAGTTTGATCAGTCGACCACTTCCATGGACCCACACCATCAACAAACTGTTTGAACTCAGGGCGACCTATAAACTGCGCTGGTGTTTGTCCTTTAAGATGTTTTGCAAAACTTTTATTCATGAGCATCAAGCCCATGTTCATGAAAGGAAAACCCGTATTGTTATCATACTGCCAGTTTAACTTAACTGATCCGTACTGCATGCGTGAGTAATTAATAATCTTTTTACGATACCACTCAACGATCGGCGCACTGCTTTCAACCATGCCACCAAAGTCATACTCATCTGTGAGTTCTTCAAATATATTAGGTGCACCTGATCGAATCCAAATATCGGAATCTACGATCGCAATCTGGTCATATTCTTTGAAGTAAGTAAAAGCATTTTCTTTTTCGAAAATAGGTAGGTAACCACCGTGCTTTTCATAAGATTCTTTTGATCTGCCAGTTGCAAAAACATCCGGCTTAATTCTAAGTATAGGTTCACGTTGCACAATATGATTTATATCATGTGCTTTACAATACTCCGCAACTGAATTAGTGCAGTGGTTATAAAGGTGTGATTGCTTACCTACGTAAACCTGATATATAAGTCTTTTCATAATAACCTCTAATAACGAAGAGCAAAATCCCAGTGGCCTTCTATTCTAACACACACCCAATCTCGCTTCATAGTCCTAAAATCATACTTAAATTCTTGCTTTGTTTTTTCAAAGTAACAATTTGCTAGTCCATCATATATATCTATCTTCTCACTTAATGGTTCACCGTTTACTATGGTGACCATGACTAGCATCCACTTAACCATTACTTTCCGTTAGATTTAGTTTTCTGATAAGCTTGCGCACCGAAGAATGCACCAACCAAAGCAGAAATAGCAACAAAGTAAGTTGGTGCAATATCTGCGAGTAACTGACCGGTTGTCTCATAACCGACAGTGTCAGCGACAATAATCCCGATGGGATAGACAAGCATACCCCAAAGAGCAAACCATGCCATACGCCTAATCTGATCTTCTTTCTTATCTTCATTTTCTGCACGCATCATTTCACGTTCTAGTGCCATCTCTTCATCAGTAACAATGCCATCGCCATCTTTATCAAAGTGTGCGTATTTACTATCCCTCTCTAGTTTTTTCTGTGCAGCCATTTTCGTACTCCGTAATAATTGCTTCGGCAATTTCATATGCCTTTTGGTATCCATTACGAAGTGAGTTGGACTTATGCCCGTTTTCAACAAACCATTTAAGAGTATTTATACTCGATCCTGTGTAATCAAGTTTAAAGTCTGAAGTGATCTCTTCAAACTGTGTACGGTAGTTAAGTAGTTCTTGAACGTTCAATCGCTTTCTCCAGTTCTACGAAAAGGTATTCTTCTAAGTCATCTTCATTAGTCTGGAAGCGAATACCGATACCTCCAGCTTCTGTCCAACGCTTGATATTTTCAGGTTTATCGTCGATAAGAATGTTTGGCTTGCGAGTGATTGCATTCCAAGCATATTTATGTTTGTTAGATGTGATGATAAGATTTTCTACCAGAGGTGGCATATAATGTTTATCTTCTAGCCAACGGCGTTTCCAGTAAGCTGAGTTCATCGTATCACCGCGCAGTGGTGATGTGCAGATACCCCAGTCACCGTCAGATATTTTATTTACAAACCTTACGATTTCGCAAGAGATACTAGCACCGGCTCTCCTTGGTCCACGATCTTCTCTAAAGATTGGGATTGTGTGGAAGAAGTTAGTGTTAGCAAGTTCTCTAAACTTAATTTCACGATCTTGTATTGACTTCCAGTGGTCAACACCATACTTTATTTCAATACCTCCAAAGAAGTCAGCGAGTACTCCATCCATGTCTAGATATACTGTCATGCTACTTCTCCCATATTTTTTGCAATAGAATAACAAGCACCTTCTACTTCGAAAAGTAGAGCTGCTAATTTTCTACGTTCATCACTTGTAAGGCGACCGACTTCGTCATAGATGTTTTCGGTAGAACTATCTCTACCGATATTAATAATGACGTCTTCTAAAACTTTATAACGATATTCCATTAGCAATCTCCTTGTAATTTTCTAATTGCATAAATTTCTCTACAAATATCGAGACGCTTCTGAAGATCTTTAATAATCTTTGGTGACTTTGGAAGATCAAGTTCGATCTCTTGCTGAATCATATGTGGAAGAACTCTTAACATACGATTTAGAGATTCTTGGTTATTGATAACCTGTTCTTTGAAATTTTTAACTGAAATCATTTTAGGCTCCTCTTCCTTTTTGATTTTGTAGATATATTATACCACAGTTTTCAGGAAAAGTAAACCCCTAAAATGCATTTAATTGAAAAAAAGTTTACGGCGATCGTATTCTTTTTTAGTGTCGATAAGGAGTTGGATGTGATTATCTCTATGTTCTTTGAATACGAGAGGTTCGTTATCATCTACATCCATAATGATAACTGTATTTGTAATTGGTATACCGGTACGTTCTTCCCACATTACGGCGTAGCCTGCCATCTGTGCAAAGTAGTTTGATATTTTATCTTTAGTCTTGACACGCTTAGATGTTTTAAAATCTACAATCGATCGTACACCGTCAAACTCTGCGACACAATCGCATCGGCCGGCAACACCAAGGTGAGTACTATAAAGAGGAACCTCGAGACCATAGATCGTTCCGATTCTGTTATCCAAAATCGGACGTAAGTTTTCGAGGCTTTGTCTAACGTGTGGAAGATACCCGTCGATTTCTTCATTTCTTAAATACTTCTCTACGATTGCGTGTACCTGCGTACCACGACCAGAGGCCTGGTGACCTATACGGTTTGCAGTTTCTTCACCAACACGTTTACGCCAAGCAGCTATTGCTTCTTCGCTAAGAATACTTAGAACTGTAGTAATACTAGGATAGCGAGTACCATCAGGAGTGCTATAAGTTCTCCCTGATTTACGTGTGTCAGCAACCAAGTCATCATACCCGAGATCCACTGTTTCATGCACAAACTCCATTATACTTTAATTGTATTCCCTTTACCTGAACTTTTTTTAATTTGCTTTAGTTTATCTTTAAACCCATCAGGCACTTTACTCTGTAAGCTACCTACACCGCTATATGAAAAGTTAGGCGTACTCAAAACTTTTATCAAGTCAGGTGAATTATCTAACATTTCTTGTAACTCATTCCATGAGCATATTACGTCCCATGTAGCCTGAGTTTTTATGTCCTTCACGGTGTACGTTGGCATTACGTATTTCTTCCTGTGTTTCTCTTACACGTTGTTGCATCCAGCTTATGGCAGTACTTATATGACCGGTATCATGCGGTTGCAATTTGCTTTCTGCATAAGCGATTTCTTTATAAAGAAAATCTAATTTGTCGAGATTATCCATTGCACCTGGCTTTCTTCTTGTACAACAGTGTTGTGTTTATACTGACCCTTGCCGTTATAGAGTACTTCTCGCATCGCAGGGTTAGGATCCACTAACTGCTTTTCTCCATCTTTATCCATGTAATGTGCACCTGCAATAAGTGCGCCGATAATTAGTAGTGCTTCCATTAGCAAGCCTCCTCATAATATTGAAACCAATGTGGCTTTGGTCGATTCTTTTCCCAAGCCATTTTAAATCTTTCTTGTTTAGTTTGATAGAACGCACGGTATGACAGAACTGCATTCTCGAGAATACACTCGGGGTTTGAACTCATTGCGAGTTTAAACGGTGTCATACCGCCCTTTGGGATATTGTGTGGCAATGTCCATAGTGGACTTCTTAGCATGCTAGTTTTGTGAATTTTGCCAAAGCGATAAGTGAATTCTTCGCATAGAGCATTGAAGTGTTTCCAATGCCATAGATAGTTATCTGAAGATTCCATAGTCCATACAGTACAAGGGTGCTTGTAGTGTACAGCTTTATATAGAACCTGGTCCATTTCTGGGTCTTCAAACAAACGATAATGGCGAACCATTCGTTTGCCTGATTTTGATGGTGCGATTTGCACCGTACCGTCGAGCATGCGATGAGCAGTAGAAAGCATTTGTGCACTTTCCACTACCATCTTCGGTACGTGTTTGTCACACTGCATTTGAGCAGCGGCAACAGGATCGTTATGTAAAATAAAAATATTCATAATATAATTATACACCTTCTTTCATAATATGTACACCAATATTTTTTCAATTGATTTGAATTAGGATGCTGCCAGTGTTGGCAGAGACAATCTTCCCGTTTTCAATAATGTCAATTGTTTCATTCTCCATAATCTCATTAGCACTCTACGTCTTCGTCTGTCCTTTTGTTTTCTTATTTTTAACCAGTTCTGATTTCTCAAATATAGCATCACTCTTTTGTCATGCCGGACTAGTTGTTTTTTCATTTGATGGTACAGTTTCTTTTGTCTTAACGGTTTGAGTTCTAGGGCCATTGAGTTCCTATTTGTTAACGTTAATCTTTGAGCAGGTCTGGGAAAGCCTCCTCTACTATTTGACGAGTAATATACTTTGGTGCTGTCTTGTTAGTCATGTCAATTACTAACTTGGCATCATCAGGATGCACACCTTCGAGAAGTCCGATGAACAAACTTTCTCTCTTCATAGTGTTCATACTTTCAGAAACTCGAAAGCCTCTAATAAAGTACTTGAACTTAGTATTTTCGCGGGTTAACTCTGTTGGGTGATTGTGAGACTCGGCAGGTTCATATGGTGGTTCACCCGGTGGTAGGTTCCATTCGATGCTTGTATCAAATGTGCCTCTTAAAACATCTCGAAGAGCCCAGCTATCATTATTACGAAAGACGTCGATTTTGCCGGCCTTTGTTCTTTTCTTCTGTGCCTCTTCAATTACTTCATATACTCTTTTAGACATTTATAAAAATTCCTCCACGGATCCAATCAATTGTTTCATATTGTTATTTATAAGGTATGGTAGTGTCTTACCCTCATTAAATACAGTAATCCAAAACTCATCTACAATTTTATTTTTCAAATCATTTGGAGTTTTAGTTAGATCAATCAGTGTTTCATTACGTTGATAGTTACGATACCAAGAAGCAGCATACAATAATTCGCCATCACTTAGATCTTCAATAATAGCTTGCTTCTTCTTTTTTGATAGTGGTGTTTGTCTTTCACCGTTTACAAATGTATCATCACCTGATAACACATTTGGTACGCCATCACCAGTATCACCTGATAATATTTTATCTATAAGGTTTAATTTCGGATGAGGGTCTTTGATTTCTTTCTTGAGTATGTGTGACCACTGTCTTACATTGTCATACTTTTGCAACTGTAAAAAATCTTTATCTGAGGACACAATCATTACTTCTTCGTACTGGCCGAACTCTTGTGTATGTTCTACCATGGTACCAATAATGTCGTCGGCTTCGCAACCTTCGAGGTGTATTACTTTGTAAGGAAAGTTTTCTTTGATTTCGTCTTTGACTTTATGCATAATACGAAAAGCTTCGGCCCAGTCAAAACCAGAATCATCGCGGCTTTTACGACGATTAGCTTTATACTGTGGAAAGTAACCACGGCGCCAGTTGTTAGCACCATCGCAACATATAATCATTTGACCATATTGATCGCGAAACTTTTTGTTATACATACGTACAGAGTTAAGCATCATATGCCGTAGCATATTTTCATCGTTAACTTTGTTAACTGCAATCGTGGCAACAGCAATACCACTAAAATCCATTAGAATCATAATAGCTCCTTCTTAATTGTAGTATTATTATACCACAGTTCTTTTAAAAAGTAAACTATTATTTTGCTTCTTGTTTTGGCAAATGCCTGGAATGTATTTTGCAACCTATAAACTCATTGTAGTAATCATCACGAAGTAAAACGTCATGTTTAAACTGCAACTTAGCTTCATAGTATGACATCTCACCTTTAGTTCTACAAAGTATCAGGATCTCTCTTTTGTAACTATCTTGCCCTCGCTGTTCAACGAGTACTTGAAGTTCTTTATTAGATCCATAATATTCTCGCCAGTCGGATTCGACTTTGGTTCTTTGCCGTCTAGATCTTTTGCTATTCTTTGGTAATACCTTAGGCCGCCAGAAGTTCTTCTTACCGATATACTTTTTGTTTGTATCCAGTTCTGTGATAAGATACACAAATCCTTGGTACTCATCTGGGGTTTCATCGTAAGGTTGTTCATTGTATAACCACATACATTATATATAATTTACTAATTTGTCTTTATCGATAGTGTTAGATCTATATTCATGGTTTTCAGACGGAAAATGTTGAGGCACATTTCTTATAGTCCATCCATCTTCAAATCCATTTCTTTTTACTTTTTTATAATAATTTAAATCATCAATTTGATTTGCATATCCAATTGATAGAGTTAGTAAACATTTATGACCAGATCTTCCAAGCATATTAGCAAGTTTTAAAACGTCATGACACCTACCAAAACAAGTTTGTAAACCTATCTCTTCAGCTGCTAATAATGCAAAACTAGCACTTACGTATATATCACTTTCAAGTTGTTTAGATGAATGTTCTCTAGTGTTGTAATTTTCTTCATTAATATTTCTGTTAGTCCATGCTAAAACAATTGGAGCTCCATACTGTAAATTATAAACTTTTTCATTGCTTTTTTTATCTTCTGTTCTTGCTCTATAACCTTTTACACACCATGTGTCATTCCAAACAAGATGTTCTTTTATTTCACTCGCTATTTTAGTTTGTCCTAGTACATGTATTTCATATGGATATATAGATTGTTTACTTGGTGCAGCTAAAGCGCAATCAAGTATATAGTTTAGTTTTTCTTTATTAATTTGATTATTTTCAAATTCTCTTGCACTATATCTTTTTTTTATAATATCTAATAACCGCATACATTTATTCATTCGTCTCTTAATGCTACTGGTTCAGTTGGTGCACCGCACACAGGACAATACTCGGGCCAATCATAGCTAGTAACCCTACAAGTATTGTCACACTCTTCGCATTCAATTAAGTAATCGTTTTCCACACTGTTCCTTTATTATTGTTTTTCTATCGTCAGTTGCAGTAAACCATTCAGTGATTTCATCACTAGTTCGACCACACCCAATACATATGCCATCTTGTAATACACATATGTTTTGACATGGTGATTCAATATCAGAAGTCGATTTCACAGCCACCAGCAGCGCAAGCAGCCGCACCCATCGTATCTACGTCTGTAAAGACTTGCTCTGTGAGATCCATGTTCCAGTTAACGGGTTGTAAGTTTTGCTGAATTTTATTCCACTTGTGAAACAGATATGAATCTTTTAAGCAATGTTCTGCTTCTTTTGTATCGCCTTTAAGATAGTTGTTTGCAAAGTTTTCAAACCTACGATTCCAGTCTTGTCTTGCAGAATTTTCTGAAGATTCAAGAGATATGTCTAATCCCATGCCTTGTGCAGTTGAACATGCATCCCATAGATTAGGATATACATTCATAGCATCGACTACGAGACCTGACGCAAAGATTGCTGCGGGGCCGTATTTCTTTACCATCTGCTTATCATCAATCACTGCTGTGTTTGGCGCTTGATTAAAATCTTTGTCACCGGACATACTAAGAAAAGAAATACCAGAGAAGGAATAGCGATTTTCAAATACGTACTTTTCTACTTCATCCCAATCATCAACAATAATAGTATTAGAGACATTGTGACGAACACCTTCATCAGCGCAAAGTTCCTCATTTGTACCAGCAATGACCCAGTGCTTTTGTGCTTTTGCAACCAGTTCCAAATGCTTGACGCCATAGAGTTCTTCCTTATACATTGAACCTTTGTGTGGTACGATAGGGAATGATATGACTACGTCTGTACCATTTGCTGACCATACCGATTCCTCTACCATGTAAGGATTTGACTTTACAATCGCCTGAGTAATTTCAGACTCTTTATTCATTTGTATGTTTCGTATATAGCGTGGTGAATGCTCGGCGTGGATTCCACTTGCTGTTTGTAAGAGGACACTTGCGTTGCCGCTTGGTTTAACACATGTAGTGCGAGCAGCAGGATTAATGCCAATAATATCAGCAACCTGTCGATTAACTTCTTTAACGATTTTAGCACCTTTTTCAAGAATCTTTTCATTGAATAGAACCTCCGGATTATTCATCCAACCTGTGATTGAAACACCTAACAGTGCTTCTCTATCAAAGATTTCTTTAGACACTGGCGATATAAATTTAAAGTCAGTGTAGCCGGCTTGTAAGGTACCGAGGATAGACGCTGCGCGGCATGCCTTGTAAAAGTCTTCCTCGGTATGACACATACCACCGTTAATCTCGGTTAGGTTACAACCCTGCCATCCAGACACACCGTCTTTCTGAGGATACATACCGATTTCTACACAAGGATTTGTTGTGTGTTCTTTTGAGGTGGTAAAATAGAATCCTGGTTCTCCAAATGATTTCACTGATTCCATGATTTTTGCAAACATATCAGGTGTTGCATCATCACGTACAATAACTGCAGAGTTATTTGATCTGCCTCTTTGTGCATTGTCCATAAACCAGTTACCTGTTTTTGCTGTCATCATCTCTTCATCTTCAGGCGAGAAAAGACAAATGGTTGCAGATCTGCGAACACCACCTGATAAGACAGCATCTGCAGCGTGCATACAAATATCGTAGACCTGAATAGGACGAAGAGATACAGGATCTTTGGAATCAATAACTAAGTTTTGTAAAATAAGTTCTATCTTATCGAGAGAACGACGTAAACCCTCTGGACCCGGTGCTTTAAATCCACCAGAGATTTTAGCACCCTTTGGCCGGATCTGTGTAAGATCAAAGAAAACTCTACGTCCTTCGAAATCTGGATGTTTACCACCACCAACGAAATAAGACGACAAAAGGACGTCTAAAGCTGAAGCCCAACCTTCGATAGAGTCTTCAACAATGTAACCTTTTGCTTGCTTAGTTCTGTTTTTAATTTGAGGAAGTTTAGCTACGTGGTGTTCTTGCACAGAGAATCCTGCACCTGCACCACACAATAGAATATAAAAGTATTCACCGAAAAAATCTGGACGATCAGCATAAGAAGATGTACAGTTATACATTCTCATCTGATGTTTTAATAGTTGTTCACCACCGAACTGTAGTGCACGCTGTGCACCGAGTACGCGCTGTTCTTTGTATGCGGTACGAGCTTCTTCAATAAAATCTTGTAACTTACCATTTGACTCTTGGTAGTTATCTAAGTGCATCTCCATGACGCGGTCAACTGCTTCGTTCCAAGACTCATAGCCACCGTTTCCATATTCTTTGAAACGTGAATATCCATCATAAAATTTCGTCTGCGATAAAAACTCTCGCGTGTCTACGTTCGGTGTAGCCATGTTCGTACCTCAATATCTGATTGTTTGTTTTTCTGGTAGTATTATATATCAAAACGCAGAGTTTGTAAACCGTTATTTTATGGCTTCAGGGACTCTGCGTTTAAAAAAAGATATTTATTTTTTTAAGTAAGATCAATCTTCAAAATATTTTTCAAGCATCTCAATGCGATCAGATGCTGCAGCCATCTTGTCAAGCTCTTCTTGAATAGCTTCTACAATATCGCTGTGTTCGCCGATACCTACACTGTGCTCCATGTAAACGGCAATATTAGTCTTTGCGCGTTCTAGTTCACCCTCCGCATGCATGCGAGCGGCTTTAATTAATTGATGTTTAATGCAACTCATATCTTCACCTTTGTTCTATTAAATAAATGTTCAGAAACAATCTCATCTTTTGATTGTCCTTTATACTCTACAGCGTGATGTTCTTCAATCATCTTTTGATTTATATTTACATCACCATACCATAATTCTCCAAGGATGCGTCCAAATTTACCCTCAGCATCCTTTTGCGTTTTCAATGTAATATTAC